TATAAATATGAGAACTGATATCATGCAAAGTAAGATGATAAATTGTTTAGGTGAACCCCCAAAGACCGCACCTGCTCCCATGCGTCCACGTATGCATAAAGGTGAAGTTACTGATCCATGGAGTCACAATCTCAAGAAATTCTGTAAGTCTAGAGTAGACATTGAACAAAAAGTGATAGATGCTATATGTGATCAGATACTCGTTGATCTCGAAAAGGAATCAACTAATTCTGTAGATCGAAGAGTTTTAACTATAAGTGAAGCAGTTTTGGGTGACGAAGAATTTGAACTTGGTTCGATTCCTCGCAACACATCTCCCGGTTATCCTGATGTGTGTAATCCGATTCCTGGACTTCCAGCACGAACACGTTATTTTGGAACCGATGTGGACTATGAAATGAATTCTGTGTATTTTAAAAATCTTGTTATTTATGTGGACAAGTATATTATGAATGCAAAGCAGAATATTCGTACACCAGATGTTTTTGTCATCGATAACGTTAAGAGCGAGACTTTACCGAAAGAGAAGATTGAGGAATCCCTTAAGGCAAGAGTATTTAATGCTATTGCTATTTCCCTTTTCTTATTAAATAAAATGTTTTTCGGAGCATTTACCTCTTGGATTATGAAAAATAGAATCCGCAATATGACCTCTGTAGGTTTAAATCCTTATTCATCGGAATGGGATCTACTTGCAAGACGTCTGCTACAATTCGGCAACGCAACAACACGGAATGTAGGTGCAGGCGATTACAAGACCTTTGATGGATCAGAAAATGCTAGGATTTTGATGGCAATATTTGATCGTATTATTAATGCATGGTATCAAAGATTTGCGGGAAAAACTGACGATGATAAAGTTAGAAAATTTTTGGGAATGGATTATTATGATTCATATCATATAAGAGGTGATTTCGTTTACCAATGGAACGGTGGAATGACTTCTGGAGGGTTTTTGACTTTAATTCTCAATTTTCTTTATAATCGTTTTAATTTTTATTATTCTTGGTTTAAATTGCATGAGGAAGATTACGATAGTTTGCGAACTTTTAGAGATAATGTTTATGTGAATTTCACAGGAGACGATAATGTTTTCTGTGTTAGTAAGAAATATATGACGTTGTTTACAGAAAAGTGGCTTGAGAAAACATCTTCCCTGATAGGCTTGACTTACACCTCCGAACTTAAAGGAGATATTGCTGAGGCGCTAAGATCTATTACTGAGGTTTCTTACTTGAAGCGGATGTTTAGATATGACAGTAGTCGAAGACGTTGGGTTGCGCCCTTAGACATTGACTCCATCTTGGAGTGCTTGTATTGGACTCGACGTAGAGATGATGCTGAAGTGATAACTCAACAGAATGTGGATTTTGCGTTAAAAGAACTCTCTCTGCACGGTGAAGACATTTATTCGAAATACGCCCCAAGAATCATTTCTCACAGTGTTAAGAAGTTAGGTTTCATGCCCGATTTTGCCACATATTCCTCCGCTTATGAAGCTGCTTTGACAGCTGATGGGTGGTTGTAATCTTAACAACCCTCAGGTTAGAAGTTATCCTACGTATAAAACTTTATTTCATAGTGTTTGTACTACTATGATATTAACATCGTACTAAATTTTAATTGACTTTGCTATCTGGTTACGGCTCATCATTTCGAAATATGTCGTCCAAAGAAATGGAAAGTACGCTTTTAGCAATTAAAGAGGTAGATTATTTAATCTTACACAACAGGATGCCTCGTCTTAATGATAAAATCCAGTGAAACGGCTATATTCTTTACTGATAGGTCTAGGTATTGAATGAAATTCGATCTGCTGAAGAACAATCTACGGCTCAAGGGGAAGCCTTAACTCCCCACAAACAAAACTTCGAAATCTCTTCTGATGAAGTTGAGAGAACGAATAACATTACCACCCTGCTTGCTGATGAATCCGTCAAGAAAGCCGAAATAGTTGAACATACTGATTTATTAGGTATTTTGAAGTCTAACGCCAGAATTAATACTCAACAGGATATCAAGTCATTTTTGGCTAGACCAGTTGTTTATACCGATGGAGTATTTCAATCATCTGACACAGTTTCGACCTTTTCTCAAATATGGTTATTTGATGATTTATTATCTTTACCTATGTTTGCTGCTAAAGTTTCAGGTTTTATCGGCTTCAGAGGCGATGCAGTTTTTACACTCCAAGCGAATGCCACACGTTTTACCCAAGGACGTTATTTACTCAATTTTTATCCATCTGGAGGAGGCTACAACTCCAATCCAACCCAATTTTTTAAAGATTTACATTCCTTTTCCTTGACTCAAAGGACCCAGGTTCCTGGAATTCAAATTGATTTGAATACAGAAACGCAAGTTACTTTAAAGATTCCTTTTGTGTCATCTTATCTTTATTATCCAATTCGCTCAGCTACTACCTCAGCTAAACAAAGAAACATAGGAACAGTACAAATCCATCCTTATGTGCCTGCCAATGTTGCTACCACCTTTACTCTTTTTGTTCATTTTGAAAATGTCGAACTCTTCGGTCCTACAGTACCGCAAGCTGGTCGAAAATCCAAAACAGAAGTTGAACAAGATTCCAAAGATATTGGTCCTATTGAATCTACTGCTAGAGCAGTTTCTAAATCAACTCAGCATTTTAAAAATATTCCTGTAATTGGTTCTTTCGTGGAACCGGTGAAATGGGTATCTGATCTAACTGCTATGGTTGCTTCGGCTTTTGGCTGGAGTAAACCCACAATTTCCGACACCGTCCAAGTATTTGCTAGACATAGAGGTTACCAAAACGTTAACGTTGATGGAGCTGATCTCGGTGTTAAAATGTCTTTATCTGTTAAAAATCAAGTTGCCGAAATTCCTGTTGGAGGAAACGATCTTGATGAAATGGCTTTTGACTATATCAAAAGAATCCCCGCTTTTGTTAGCAATGTTACTTGGAGTACTTCCAATACTAAACAATCCTCTCTTTACACCCTAGGACTAGGTCCAGGAGGAGCATCTACCACAGCTACTGATAATGGAAACACAGTTGTTACTTACTGCCCATGTTCTATTCCCGTTGTACAATTTGCTCTATATAGAGGAGGTTTTAAAGTCACCCTTAAGCTAGTCAAAACTGAATTCCATTCTGGTCGTCTAGCTGTTGTCTTTTTTCCTAATGTTACAAGTGGTCTAGTAGCTCCCGGAGTTACTTATGCATCTTCTTTTTATGCTAACAGGCATATTATTGACGTTCGATATGGTACCGAATGGACTTTCGAATTTCCTTTCATTTCAGAATTTGCTTATCTCCCTGTTGGTCAAAACTTTGGAGTCATGACCATTTTTGTTGAGAATCCACTTGTTGCTTCTGCTACTGTTTCATCTAGTGTGAATATTCTTGTTGAAGTTTCCGGCTTGGAAGATTTAGAGTATGCTCAACCAACGTTCATTAACGCTGCTCCCTATCATCCATCGGCCCCACAAGCTGGAGGTCAATTTGATAATTCTACTTATTCTGATACAATTGGTGCAACCCTTCCTTCTAATGTTAATCACAACTATTCTGCTGTTTCTATCGGTGAAAAGTTTACTTCTTACAGACAGTTACTTAAACGAATGGATATTAGAGGAAGATCAGCGGCCCAGGTTAATGCTGCCTATACAAACATTATTCCTTATGGTGTATCTGTTATAGAAGGCTCTGGAACGCCTGCCACCCCCACATATCCCACAATTCAACCAGACACTTACGCTTTCATATGTTCCATGTTCACGTTAGCCAGAGGTTCAGTCCGTATTAAACTTTATGATCCAACTCCTGTCGGTCAGGGTTCTTGTTTTGTTTATACTGCCTTGAATACTGGTTCTCCTTTCAACGAAGTTGCTTATGCTGCTAGTGATACTAACACCAATACTGGCCCCGGTGTAACTTGTGGCAATCTAGCTGCTCAAGTACCCATCTCGGATGGGCTCACAGCTGAAGTACAAGTTCCTATGTATTCTAATGGTATAGCTTTTCCCATTTGCGACACACTTTTTGTAGGTGGAGGCGCATCTTCAAGATATGTCACCAATGGTTTCTCTGCTGCCCCACAGAGATTCCTTTCTGTCACTAAAATGACACCCACTGCTACATCACCTAACGCACCTTTCACTATGAGAGGTGTAGGAGACGATTTTAGTTTGTATGGATTTATTTCCGTACCACCTATGATTGTATTTGGTGTATCCACAGCAACCAATCCGTATTACACGAACGGGTGGTCCTAAGAAATTAGTACCACTTAGTTACCTTGTTTTATGTTGTTAAATCAACAGTTAGCTGATTTTCTATAAAATCAGGGTTCATTGTTACCATAAACACATCCGTTAGGCACGGTTATCAGTCACCTAAAATCTTTGGTTTAAAATAGAAGCTTTTTGTTCCGCAATCAAAAGTGCGCGGTTCTTTGTAGTAGTTATAAATGCACTCATCAGAAATGCTCCTCATTTCTGTCTCTAACATTGATGTTTTCAAAATTTTTACAGTGTTTCTGATGTACTCGGGGGGTTTTCTAATGGCCTACTAGTTTTCTAGTCTCGTTATATAAAACCTTCGAGTATTCAAATAAGGCTTGGTCTCTTAAAATGAGGTGAGACA